TCGTTCAAGCTCACTTCAGTCCCAATGCGATCGCGTCGGCCGCGGTATCGAATGACACGGTCAGTAAAATAGCGGCATCGGTCTCGGCGGCTGCCCTGTCCGCTCTAACGTCATACGACCCGCCAACCGACACGGAGATGATTGCAAGAACGCTTTTGGCCAGCGCCTATGCGACGAGTACGCAGGCAGTAGCGGCCAAGACTCTTGCCGCGTCGGCCATCACGTCGGCGACCTTTAGTCCTAACGCCATCTCATCGGGTGCGGTCTCCGCCAATGCCGTAACCAAGATTCAGGACGGCCTGGCTACACCAACCAATATCACGGCGGGAACCATTACAACGGTGACGAGCGTGACCACGGTGGTGGGGCTGTCGGCCAGCGCAATAACGTCTGCGTCCATCTCTAACAACGCCGTCTCAAAGATCGCGACGTCTATGTCGGCGACCGCGTTGAGCGCCCTGACTTCTTACGATCCACCGACCGACGCGGAGATGATAGCCCGCACCTTGCTTGCCTCGGCCTATGTGACCTCGGCGCAGGTATTCGCACAAACCCAGCTTGCAAGCGCTTACGCGACGTCGACACAGGTTGTCGCGAACGCCTCGCCGGCGGAGGTATCGGGCGCGGCATTGTCCGCCTTAACCCAATACGATCCACCAACATCCGCCGAGGTGGCTGCAAGAACGCAACTCACAAGCGCCTATGTGACCTCCACCCAAGTATTCGCCCAGACCCAGGCGACGAGTGCATACACGACCTCGACACAGGTGGCGGCGATAGCCTCAACTCTTAGCAAATGGATACTGGCCGAGGGCACGGTTGGCGCAACCGGCAATACCACAACGACCATTCATCTCGCTGGTCTGACTTATGGCGATGACGAGATCAATGGATATCATGTGGCTCTCTTTGACGTGACGACCAGCGAGTGGTCGATGCACGAAATAACGGGCTGGGTACTGTCCACGGAATTGGCAACGGTCGCGACCATGGCATTTACGCCCGCCAGCGGCGACAGTTACGGGCTGGTGGGCGCCCTGGCTGGCGGTAGCGGAGCAACGCCCGCGCAGGTATCAGGGGCGGCTCTGTCCGCGTTGACGTCTTACGATCCCCCCACGGATGCAGAGATGATTGCGCGCACGCTGCTTGCGAGTGCCTACGTTACCTCGACGCAAGTCTTCGCCCAGACCCTCGCGTCCTCTGCCTATGCCACGTCCACCGACGTTGCTGGACTGAACGACATTACCACGGCGCAAGTATCTACCGCGGCCTTGTCGGCTCTAACACAATATGATCCTCCGACTTCCGCTGAAGTGGCGGCAAGAACGCTATTGGCGTCGGCCTACGTAACCAGTACGCAAGTATTCGCCAGGACAATAGCGTCCTCGGCCTATGCTATCTCGACCGCCGTGGCGGCTCTTAACGACGTTTCTACTGCTGAAGTTTCAACCGCAGCCCTGTCTGCGCTGACTCAATACGATCCGCCCACCTCCGCGGAGGTAGCCGCGCGCACGCTCCTGACCTCTGCATACACGACGTCCACGCAGGTCGCGGCCATAGATTCCACGCTCAACAATTGGGTACTGGCGGAGGGTACGGTCGGCGCCACGGGTAACACGACAACGACCATCCATCTCGAAGGTCTTACCTACGGCGATGATGAAATCACGGGCTACCATGTCTCCGTCTTTGATGTAACGACCAGTGAATGGTCAATGCATGAGATAACCGGCTGGGTCTTGTCCACGGAACTTGCCACGGTCGCCACCATGGCCTTTACGCCGGCCACTGGCGATAGCTATGGCCTGGTGGGCCTGTTGGCTGGCGTTAGCGGAGCAACGCCCGCACAAGTGTCCACGGCCGCCCTGTCGGCGGTCACGGCCTACGACCCGCCCACAAGCGCGGAAGTCGCCGCACGGACCCAATTGACGAGCGCCTATGTAACGAGCACCCAGGTCTTCGCGCAAACCCTCGCCGCGTCAGCATATGCGACGTCCACCGACGTTGCTGCGTTAAATGATATAACAACGGCGCAGGTCTCAACGGCGGCATTGTCTGCCCTGACCCAGTACGATCCACCGACCGATACCGAAATGATCGCCAGGACATTACCGTCCGCTCAATACGTGACGTCCGCCGAAAGCCTGACGAGATCCCTGCCCTCCGCTTCCATGGTCACCAGTGCGCAGGTATTCGCGCAAACGATCCCATCGGCCTCTTATGTAACGTCCGCCGAGGCCCTGGCCCGATCGCTGCCATCCGCGTCGATGGTCACGTCTGATCAGGTCTTCGCGCAGACCCTGGCGTCCTCGGCCTATGCAACATCCAGCGCCGTCGCCGGCTTGAATGACGTCAGCACGACAGACGTGTCCACCGCGGCGCTTTCCGCCATTACGGCCTATGATCCACCGACCTCTGCCGAGGTGGCGGCACGGACCCAATTGACCAGTGCATACGTCACCAGCACGCAGGTCTTTGCTCAGACGCAGGCAACCAGCGCCTACACCACATCCACGCAAGTGGCGACAATGGCCACCAGCGCGCAGGCCGCCGGCATCAGCACCGCGGTCGCCAGCCAGAGCGCGGCCATCATCTACGGCGCCGCGGCTACCGGCACGCTGACGGCATCGTCCTGCACGACCGACCTGACCGGCTACGGCGATGATCAGCTAATAGGTCGCGTTATCATATTCTACGAAGGTCCGGCCGATGGTGAGGGGTCCGCTATAACCGACTATGCCAGCGCCAGCGGCCTAGTCACTTTCTCGGCAGCGGCAATGACCTTGGCCGCTGAAGACGGGAACAAGTTCACGATAGTCTAATGACCGCTATCACCCGCCTCGGGCTGCACGGAGGACCGCGCGGGCTTTACGGGTCGTTTGCAAACAAGACGCCCGGTCTTGGCGTTATCCTCGACGTCCCGTTTGCCGTGGACGAAGACGATGATTCGGTGCGGGCGGCCGATGGAACGGCGGGGTCCGAGACCAGCCTTGATACCGGGGTCTATTGCCGGGGCGGCGGATCCTGGCACTTCACCGGCGACGGCAACGTCACCACCAACGCGGTCCAGTTTGACAGGGATGACGTTTATGCTCTTGGCGGAGCGACGACCCCGTTTATCATTGAGGGGCACGTTCTACTCGATGACCTGACCGACGCGAATCAACAGATTCTATCGTTCTATCATCATACTACCAATGACCGCGTCTGGTTCCTGCGCCGCTTAAATGCTGACATTGGTTTCTTTTATTCCGATGACGGCACCGCTATCGCGCCCGCCGCCACCGTATCGAGGACGGTCAACTGGGTCGTAAACATATGGAATCACGTCGCCGTCTCAAGGGACTCCTCGGGCGATATCAGAATATTTTTCAATGGTGCGCAACAGGGTGCATCGTTCAATCCCGGCTTTGCATTCCATGTTCCTGTTGATAACGAGGCGCGGTTACGGTTTGGCTCTGTTAGCTCTACCTCACCGTTGCCCCTTTCGGGAAATCTGGGCGGCTGGAAAATCACACCGGGCTCGTCCTATACCGCTGACTTCACGCCGCCGCCCTGTATCAGAGTCCGGTTTAATGAGGGCTTCCGCAGAAACGTTGGAAAGATGATGCGATGACAGGGACCAAGAAAGCCAAGGCCGCCTTGATCGCCTACGATATTCTTGGCATGTATATCGACGGCAAGGGGGATGAATGGAATCGCATCATTGAGCGGTACGGCGTGCCGCGCCACCCGGAGACTAAAAGCAAAATGAATTCCTCGGAACTGCGCACCTGGGCGTCGGCAACTTTGATGGGCGACGGGCCGCGACAGGCCGCCGCCGCGGTGATCTTCGCCGACGTGCTTGGCATCGCGCGCGACACCGAGAACGATCCCGGGCCGAGGCTCGCCGCCTATAAGCTGGCAGGCCAGGAGGTTGGCGTGTTTAACAACAAGATGGAACACGCCGGCGCTATTGAAATAACAGAAGTGAGGAACGTCATTGTCCGCCCTGAACATAAAGACGGCTGACGTCTTCGACCCGCTGCTGGGGCAGGCTCGCTACAAGGGCGCGCACGGTGGCCGTGGGTCGGGCAAGTCGCATTTCTTCGCCAATGAGGTGGTCAAGTATTGCCTCATGAACAAAGGCGCTCGCGTGGTCTGCGTTCGTGAGGTGCAGCGGTCTCTGAAGGAAAGCGTCAAGCGGCTGATCGAGGACAAGATCGAGGAGCATGGCGTTGGCCAATACTTCCGCATCATCAACGATTCAATTATCACCAAGGGTGCGTTATCCTGTTTCAGGGGATGCAGGAGCACACCAAGGAATCTGTAAAAAGCCTGGAAAATTTTTCCATCGCCTATGTGGAGGAAGCCCAGACCATGACCGAGGGCTCGCTCGAGATGCTGCGTCCCACCATAAGGGCGCCAGGCTCGCAACTCTGGTTTTCATGGAATCCGCGATCGTCATCGGATCCGGTGGACAAGTTCCTGCGCGGCCCCGAGATCCCGCCTAACGCGGTGGTGGTCCAATGTAATCACGATGATAACCCGTGGTTTCCCGAGGAGCTTGAGGAAGAACGGATATTCGATCGCAAGACCAACCCGGTCAGATACGCCCATATCTGGCTAGGTGATTACGAGCCCATGGCTGTTGGCGCCATCTGGAACCGACAGAATTTACAGGAACACCGTCGCACGGAGATCCCCGAGATGACCCGCATCGTGGTCGGCGTCGATCCGGCGATCTCCTCGGAGTCGTCATCGAACGAGACCGGGATCATCGTTGCCGGCCTCGGCTCGGACGGCAGGGGTTACGTGCTCGACGATGTTAGCGTTGTGGCGCCGCCGCTCAAATGGGCCGCCAGGGTGATCGCCGCCTATGATCGGTATGAGGCCGATGCGGTGATTATCGAGATCAATCAGGGCGGCGAGATGGTCGCCAGCACATTGCGCACCGTGCGGCCCAACCTCAAGATCATCGAGGTGAGGGCAACGCGCGGCAAGCATGTCAGGGCCGAGCCCATATCCTCGCTCTATGAAATGGGCAGGGTCAGCCACGTCGGCGGCTTCCCTGAACTTGAGACCCAGATGGTGCTGATGACGGCGGCCGGCTTCGAGGGCGAAGGCTCTCCCGATCGGGTCGATGGCCTGGTCTGGGCGTTTACTGAATTATTCCCGCGGATGGTGCGCCGCACCGACGCCATGCAGCACGCGCCCAAGCGGGCGAATAGCTCCTATAATCCGCACGCTATGCGCGCCTGAAAATAACGTGTTAAGATTCTCGCCCTACAATGAGGGGCAAAAAATGAAGTACTGCTATAAATGCGGCATGGAGTTTCACAACGCGACCCCCGCGCAAGGGGTCTTTACCGTATGCGGTGAGCCTTCCTGTCTGATGCCCATGGCGAGCGGGACGTTAAAAGGTGGGAACAAGCATGTCAGGAGCTACATTCACCCGGATGAGCGACGAGGATTTCTCGTCGACGGACCTCGAACTCATCCAACCTACGGCCGAGGAGCGACGGAACGGATGGACTGCGGAGGCCCTGACGGCCTACCTGCACCAGGCCGCTCAACGACAAGAGGCCCTGGCTGATTGGTCCGCCAGGCCCGTGAAACGACCCAGGACGGCTAACAGCCGTTACAACCCCCAGAAATGGAGACCATGACCATGGCAGTAACTTATACAATGACGTGGGCCGCCGGCATTCTGTCAGCGCCCAACATAGGATTCAGCCTCACCGACGATCAGGGCGACGTGACAGCTGTAGTTGTGCCAACCTCGAAAATTGACGAGGTTATTGACCCGGTCCACCGGGCGGTCGCCGACGAGCTTGGCCGCCAGGGCGGATCAGCAACTGGGACCGTGACCGTCACGATTTCCTGATATCCCTATCAACGCTGGAGAAACAAATGCACTTTTACAATCCATTCCGCAGATTCCGTGAGGCGATCGAGATACTGGAGCAACTCAATACTGGTATGGGCAACCACATGGATGCCGACAGAAGGATGGCGGAAAACTTCGACACACTGGCCACCACCAATAATCTGTTGCAGCAAAAGGTGGACACGCTGAATAACGCAAACGTCCAGCTTCAGGTGCTGCAATCGGCCATGGATATGGTGGGCGTCAGGCGCAAGTTCGGTGGCAAGGTTGATATCGACTATCCGCAGTTTATCAAAGCCCTTGGACCGGATCAGATGGCGGAATTCATGAACATCATGAACAAAGGGGAAAACGATCCCCGGCCGGAGGATGTGCCACCTCCCAGGCGGAAAAGGAAAGCCAATGCAAAAGAGACCACCGCCCCTTAAGATCGGCGACACGCTCGAAAGCGCTATTTGGCTTTCCGGGAAAGAGACCGCCGAGATGCTGGCCCATTGCACCTATGAGGTTAAGGAGCAACTGGAGACCCGCGCAGAGGCCGACGGGATAATCCTGGGGCCATGCACGGCGGTGATTAAACAGCCCGGTGACGACCGCGTCCCGGTCGTTCCTGATGGCGTCAGCGGGCCTGACGTGCGGCTTCTGGTCTATGAGGCCGACGTGATCGGGATCAAGCCGGTGCTCAAGGTGAACAGCTTCCTCAATGACCTGGACGCCGTTGACTTGATGAGATTACGGGCTATTACCTACAAGGCCCATCGGCTCAAGTGCCCGCACGAGCCTCCCTTAACCCAGATCGAATGCGACGACATTATCGAGGAGCGTGGCCTGGTGGTCGCGGTGCGCGATGTGCAGGGCGCGGTCGACAGCAAGACGGTGCATTGACATGGGATTTTTATTTTCGAGCAAAACAGGGCCGCTTGGGCTTCCCCTCGATCCCCTGACCGGGGCGCTCATAGGGAAGAAAAAGAAATCCGGCGGTGACGACGCCACCGTGAAAACCGACGTCATTGCGGCGGATGCCCAGAGGCCAGATCCAGAGGATCAACTGGGCAGTAGCAACATCCGCACGCCGCTCGATGATAACGCCAGGATAGTGCGGCCCGGCTTGAGACGCACGTCGAGCCTGTTGTCCGGGAAGTGAAGTCGGTCGTTGTCTTCCACGGAGACAAGGAAGTCGACGGCGTTGCAACCCACCCTCTAAGCCGCTTTCTGGCGGAAGGCTTCAAGCATTGTTTTATCGTTTGCCTCAGTGACAATTACTGGGTCCGCGTCGACGGCCGTAACGGCATCCCCATGATCGACGTGGTGGGCGGTGCCAATCACGACATGGCTCACCTTTTCAGCAAAATGGGATACACGACCATTCGCCTCGAACAGGCCGCTCGACCGTTGCGTGCCTGCATGGTGATGAATAATTGTGTCGGCCTGGTGAAGGCCGTCCTCTGCCTCCGCGCCCCCTTCGTCCAGACCCCGTTCCAACTCTACAGGTATCTCTCATGATCAAGCTGATCTCCGAATTACATTTCAGGCTGCCGGGTGGCATTTTTTCAAAGCCAAAGGCGCCAGCCGTTCCGCCGCCACCGCCACCCGTACCAACAGCGGAGGATCCCGGGGTCGTCAGGGCGCGCGAGGAGTTGAGACAATCAGAGCGGCGCCGCAAGGGCCGCGCATCCACCTTCCTGACCGGCAGGGAGCAATCCGCCGGGCTTGGCAGTTCAGGCGCGCCCGCATCGGGCGGTGCCAACGTATTAGGTTAAGGAGAAGACCATGGCAGAAATGCAGTTTACAGTTTGGGACGGTGCCAGTGAAACCGCTCACGGCAGCGTCCTTCAAGAGGATGTTGTCACGACGTCGGCAACGGCGGCCAACACCGCCGCCATCACCGGGAGCGGCCGCAAGATCCGCAAGGTCCGTATCTATTGCGAGAATGATTGCTGGGTTACGTGGGGAGCCCCAGGGATAACGGCGGTCATCACCGGCGGCGAGGGCCGCATGATGGGCGCCGACAACCCGGAATATTTTTCAATCGAGGCGGGTTTCGAAATATCCGTCATTGAGAGGGCTTAATCATGGCAGTCGGAAAATCAGGATCGGCCAAGGCCAATGCCACTGGCGGCGCTCTGGCCTTTGTTAATTCATTGATCGGTGACCCCGAGAAACTGGCCGAGGAGTTGGAGAAACTAACCAACGCCCGCGGCATCCACGAAAAGGCCGCGGCGGTTAACAGGTCAACGGCCAAGCAGGCGCTCAAGGCCAGGGAAGAAGCGGAAGCCGCCGAGGCCAGTGCCGCCACCGCCACGCGAAAACAGGAGTCAGCATATGCCGAGCAAAACAAAATCCTCCTCATCCGTACCGCGAAAGCGGAAAGCGCGGAAGCCGCCGTCGGTCGAGCAAGCGCCGCCGCCAAGGAAGAATCGGCAAACGCCATCCGCGAAATCAATGAACGGAAAAAGGAGCTACACGACCGCGAGGCCGCCTGTAACGCCACCGAGTCCGCGCAAGCCAAGCAAGGCCGGGATCTGGATGCGCGTCAAAAAACTATTGATGCGTATGAGGGGAAGATAGCGGCGCTCCGCGCTGCAATGAGATCCTTCAATGGCTGATGAATCCGTCAAGCGGCACATCCGGCGAGCGCGAGAGCTAAACGGAAACCGCTCGACCTGGCATGATCACTGGGAAGATTGCGCCCGCATTTTCCTGCCGCGGCGCACCGGCTTCACCACGACCAATGTCGAGGGCGATCGGCGCACCGAAAACCTGTTTGATGGCTCGCCCATGCGTGCCGCGCGCGGGCTGGCCAATGCGCTTGGCGGGATCATTCGGCCCGATGGGCAAAAGTGGTTCCACATGAAAGCCGTCGAGGACCGCGAGGACGAAAACGACCAGAACAAGGATTGGATGGAAGCGGTCGAGGATCGGATGCGGGAGAAGCTGGAGGATCCCAAATCAAGGTTCCGCCAGGCTACCGGCGAGACCGATCTCGATCTGGTGGTATTCGGCACGGGCGTCATGTACGAAGGCGAAGCCTCCGACCTGCAGTCGCTGATCTTTCAGTCGGTCCATCTCAAGGACGCGATGATCCTGTTTTCAGACGAGGGCAACGCGGCGGGCCTGTACCGTTTCCGCAAGATGACGATCCGCCAGGCCGTCGAAAGGTGGGGCGAGGAAAGACTGTCCGAAAAGATCAAGGAAAAGATATCGAACAACAAGGTCGACGAGAGAATCGAATTCTTGCAGATCGTGGTCAAGCGCGAGGAGGGCCGTGCCGACGCCATGATGGCGACCAACATGCCCTATTCCAACATGTGGGTAGAGACCGACGCGGAGCATATTATCGTCAATGGCGGACACATGGAGTTTCCGTTCGTGGTGCCGCGCTGGGATACATCGTCTGGAGAGCAATATGGGCGCTCACCAGCCATGATAGGGCTGCCTGACGGCCTGACCCTCCAGGCCATGGGCGAGACCATCCTGGTGGCAGGACAGCGCCGTGCGGACCCGCCCCTGGCGGCGCCGGCCGATAGCGCGTTCAACGAGGTCAATACCTACCCTGGCGGGCTGTCCTATTACGACCCCGCGACCGCGCAGGGCCGCAATCCGTTTTTCGAGATCGGTAACGGCGGCGATATCGGGCTCACCCGCGAGATGCAACAGGATTACCGCGAACAGGTGTTCTCCGCTTTCTTCCGCAACGTGCTGAACCTGCCGGTCGAGGGCCCGCAAATGACCGCGACCGAGGTGATCCAGCGCAAAGAGGAATTCATCCGCGAGATCGGGCCCGTGTTCGGCAGGCTTGAAACCGAGTACACGGCGCCCATGATCGAGCGCGAGTTCATGATCATGCTGCGTGCCGGCGAATTCCCGGATCCGCCCGAGGATCTGCGGTCGATCCGGTTTGAATATCAATCGCCGGTCAAGCAGGTCCGTCAACAGATAGAAGCGTCCGCCGCCCGCATGTGGGTTCAGGAACTGGTCGAATATTCCGGTGCTACCGGCGACATGAGCGCGCTCGATATCATCAACGTGGACGAATACGGCAGGCACTCCGCCACCGCGCAGGGCATCCCCGAGAAGCTGGTGGCTTCCCGTGACGAGGTAGACGAGAAGCGTGAGGCACGACAACAGGCACAACAGGAAGCGCAGGCGGCGGAGCAAGCCGCACAGACGGCGCAGACAGCCAAGACCGGGGCCGAGGCCGCCAAGGCCGCCGGCGTGGACATAGGCGCTCTGGCGGGAGCGGAAGGGGCATAGCATGGACGAATTAACAGAACACTGGCGCGAAAGGGCAAACGCCGCCGAGGCGCTGGTTCAGACCGTCAACGAGGGCAACGCCCGCTTGCAGGAACAGCTACGCGGGTTTATGGAAGAATTCGGTCTCAAGAATGTCCAGAACGGCAAGATGAGGGTCAATTATGACCGGCTGGCCGAGGGCATCGGGATCGAGGGGGCGCTGGAGTTGCGCGCCATCATTGATAATAAATACAGCATCACCGGCAAGCCTGGAGAGAAGCCCAAGGTCAGAATGCCGCTGACCGCATGAATGATAATCTTCTCGACGTCTTGCTGGAAGTAGGGTCGGCATACCCTACGGGTGGCCGATATGACCCCATGGATCGCTATCGGGATTTCCAGGCTGTCTTTATGGCTGATGACCGTGGCCGTCGCGTGTTGCAGGAGATCCTGCGTTGCAGCGGATTGTTGCACCCAGCGCCGGAGCGCGAGGCTGAAACGGTCACCGAGAGCGTTCTGAAAAACGAGGGTTCGCGACGTTTGGCCCTGATGATTTTGAAGGTGGCAAATCAGGAGCCAATGCACAAACGACCCGCCACCGCAACTAATGTGAAACCAGAGGAGCATGAAGCATGACTATTCGAATTAGACGCGGGAGAATTGTTCATTATTTATTCGATATCGAGGGCCGTTACCGCCTGTTGGCGGACGACGATAATGCTGACGCCGCCGGAGGTGGTGCTCCTCCCGCCGACGGCGAGGGGGACGCTGCCGGTGTTCCAGCGTCTGGCGCGTCCCCCGACGACTCTCCGGCTGGTGACCC